AAGTAAGAAACAACAAATTTCACATACAAGGAGGAAATAGATATGGCTTTTGGAACAGGGTACAGAGGGGCAGTAAATGGGTCGGTCCAGTCTTCTTATACCGATCAGCCGGGTGTGGCGATTGCCGGTATGCTGGCTTTCGCGTCTGATATCAACAATTGCGATGCGATCTTCATTGGGGAGACCAATGGAATCGCCGCCGGTAAGGGTGTCCGCCTCGTGAAGGGGAATGAGGGCTTTGGCTTTCAGCGTCCAAACGGAGTCGCCTTCCTTCCCGAGAGCGATGAAGCCGCTACCGAATTCGGTGGTATTGTGGTTTTCGACGAGGCCATGCAGAGCGACGAGAACGGCATTCCGGGTTGGGCCAAGGGGCGGGTCGCTCGTCTCCTTCGTCCGGGTCGGGCCGGTGGGCGCGTTTATGTGAAGGCCATCGCCGCCGTCGATGTGGATACGGCCACGGTGAACTGGGTTATCAAGGCCGGCACCGATGGAAAATATGAAGCCGGGGAATTTACCCCTGCCGCTCTCGCCGGGACCGCCGCCGCAGGATACAGTGTGGCCCTGACGAATGCCAAATGGGTGACCGATGCCGCCGCTGGCGATCTGGCAATGATCGAACTGTTCGGGAATGTCGTCCCGGTTCTTTCCACGGATGATTCGTCTCTGTAATTGAAGAAACAATAGAAAAGGAGGAAATAACATGCCTTACGATTTTACGAAAAATGATCCGGGAACGGTGAAAGCGACCGAGCTGGTAACTGGTATCTTCGATCAGATTGATGCGGCGTTCTACGATACCCTGTATCCCGAAATCCTGTGGCGGGAATTCATCCCCCAGCAGAGCGTCAAGACCGACATTTCTCCGGGCGCAATGAATCACGTCTACCGTTCCCGTGACATCAAGGGGATGGGCCAGTTCGTGAATGGTGATCCGAAGAACATTCCCCGGGTCGGCCAGACCATCTCCCAGGTAACGGTGCCCATTCTGGATGCCGCCGTTGGTGCCACTGTGACGGATGCCGAAGCCCGGAGATATGCCTATGGGATGCAGACCGCTCTCGCCCAGGATCTCGGCGAAGTGATGAAGAAGGCCGCGGAATATCATATCGAACGGACCGTCTTCTTCGGTGATGATATGGCCGGATTCCTTCCGTTCCTGGATTACCCCACGGTCACGAAGATTCCTTCCGATGCATGGGAAGGGGATGTTGATCCGAAGGTCTGGGTCGACGCAATCAATAACGCCATCGTCTCCGTTTACCGGACATCGAAGACCGTTCACCTTCCGGATGAAGTCATCCTTCCCCCGAACCTGATTGCCCTGCTGACCAGCGCATACGTGATCGGGGCCGGGTCCGCCGGCGTGGCGATTTCCGCCTTGAATTTCCTCAAGGAGAACAACTTCTACACCCTGACCACCGGCAAGCCCCTGAGCGTTCGTGCTCTTCGGTATCTGGAAGGTGCTGGTGTCGATGGTGTGGATCGGTTCATCGTCCGGGAGACCAATCCGAACAACTGCCTCATGCCGTTTCCCCTTCCCTACCAGCTGGCCCAGCCCGTCCCGGTCCCCCTGGGAGTGGAGATGTTCGCTGAATACATCTTCGGGTCTTTCAACATGAGATACCCGAAATCGATGGCCTACGTCGATGTCGAGCCGGCCGCGAGCTGATAGAAGTTAAAAACGGATCGACAGGCCGAACTCCCCTGATTGGGAGAAATCTTAATCAGGGGAGTTTTTAAAACTTTCAAATGAGGAGATAAAACCATGGCAGAAAGAACCAGAACCACGGCAAAAACCCAAACCACTTACACGATCTCCAATAATACGTCGGCAGACATCATCATTCCCCGGGCGAATATTGGACGTATCATCATGAATGCTTCTCCCGATGTCATTCCCGCCGGTCGTTCCCTTGAGGTCAGAGGCGAGGATTGGGTCGGCATCCGGCAGAAGCCGATCATTCAGCGGTATATCGAACGGGGTCTCATCTCCGAAATCAAAAAGGGTGGAATGACAGGGGCGGTCATGGATCGGACCTCCGCACCTCAGATCCCTGAACATCTGCTGAGACCGGAAGAGACCGGAAATACCGGAATGGTCGCAAAGGTGTCCCGCTCCCGAAAAAGCACCATCACGGTAGATTAAGGAGCAACCATGTCCAGACAGGTTCCCACATACGGTCAATTCATAACGGAATACACTTCTTTCGGGAATGTCGACCCCGCCGCCGTGAAGAGCGCCCTTGATTTCAGCTCTCAGATTTTAGATGGGGATGCATGGGGAGATTTTTATTCTCAGGCAATTTGCCTGGACGTTGCTCATAATTTAACGATCGATGTTTTGAATGGAACAGGAGCCAGCGGTGCAATGCAAGGGGCCGCTGGCCCTATCAGTTCCGTCTCCGGGGCGGGAATCTCCACCAGCTTCAACACAGTTTCTTTATCTGATCCCAGAGAAGCTCTCCTTTGGTATTCAAAGACTTCTTATGGCCAGAAGTTTCTCCGGCTTCAATCCGCAGTTATATCGGCGGGATTCTTGAGCGCATGAAAATAGCCCTGACCATACCCGCTTATTCCCCGCATGGGGGTATCCGGATCATTATGGAATGGGCGAACCGCCTTTGTGACTATGGCCATTCGATCACTCTTCTTTGCCGGAGAGAGACATATCACCCCCTGTCATGGTTTGATCTCGACCGGCGAGTTAAAACCACTTCCCACGAGAAAGATATTCAAGGAAGTGATATCTTGATTATTTGTTCTCCGCATGACATTGAATTGCAGGAAAAGACTTTTGCACCGAAACGGATATTTCTTTTTTGTCAAATGCTTGAGCATATGTTTAGCCAATCCCCTCAATGGCAGAAGAAATGTCAAAAGTTTTACGGAAGCCATCACCCGATGTTTTGCATCTCCCTTTGGAACATTGATTGGTTGATGGCCAATTACAAAGATCGTGGGCGTCTTTTTTATACGGGGAATGGAGTGAATACAAATCATTTTCCCATTGAGGATTGCTATAAAGAAGGGGTTGTCCTTATTGAAGGGTGGAACACGAAGAACCCCTGTAAAGATCCCGAAGGCATCACAGCAATGGTCGCCAAGAAGTTAAAAAAAGACGGGTATAAGATTGTTGGATATTCCGGAAAAAGAGATATCGGTTCTTTGGAGCTGGATGAATTTCATTTTCAGCCTTCCCTCAAAACATTGAATCGCCTGTATAGGGAATCGACAATCCTCCTGAAAGCGACCCGATATGATGCCCGTGCCTGCGCCCCGGTAGAAGCGATGACCAAGGGTTGCGTGACGGCACGGGGCATCGTTAAAGGGGATGATGATCTCGGCCACAAGGACAATTGTTTGAAAGTCCCGTATGAATATGGGGCGGTCTATTCAGCGGCAGTCCGATTGCTTGAGGATAAAAATCTGAGAAATGAATTGGCAGAAAACGGCAGAAAGCATGTGGAGATTTTCCATTGGGATTTCTACATGGAACGGATCGAATCTATCCTAACTGGAAAGTGCTGATAATGGAAAAGGTCGCCGCCATCTCAATAATCTATCAGGAGCCCTACTGGACCGAAACGGAAAGATGTCTTGACCGATGCGGAATTCCTCTTTTCTTCGTTGATCGTCATGGAGTCGGAAGCCTTGCGAAAGCGATCAATTCCGGGTTCGATAGATGGGGCCAGGGATTCGAGTATATCTGGTTTGTCACGAATGTCACCTTTTCCAGAACCTGTTTGAAGAATTTGGTTGAACAGATGGATCTGACAGGGTTTGCGGCAATCACCCCGGCATTCAACAGCGATCACTCATTTTGTCAGCCCATTGAAGGATGCGAAGAAACAAGAGAAGTTCCGTATATCGAATTCACCGCCCCGATAGTTCGGTCTTCAATTTTCAATGATATGCGCCTTGACGAAGACATGCCGTATTGGGGTCACGACCTTGACTGGGGGTTCAGAGCCCGTGAAATCGGTTGTAAGCTGGGGGTCTTTCATGGGGAGACCCTTGGCCACACCTATATAAGACATACCGCCAAAATTCACCACACGACGGCTAAACGGGCAAGATTAAGGAAGATCACCAATGCCCCTACCCGGGATGCCCTGATTCATAAATATGGAACGGGCTGGCGGAAGGTTTTGTCCTATGAAAGTTAAAAAGATCTTTATCGATTGCGACGGCGTTTTGACGGATGGGAGATTGAATATTTCCCAATGTGGAGGAAAGCTGTTCAAAGCATTTCACACAAGAGATATCCGGGCAATCCGAGAATTGGTTTTTAACGGGTATGAAGTCACGATCGTTTCTTCCGATGATTGGCCAGGAGGTCAACACTTTGCAGAAAAGGTTGGGGCCGACTTCCGGTATATGCGGGATAAGAATTTGAATGAGGAAGAATATATCGCTATTGGAGATGATGCGTGGGATGTCCCGATGTTGAAAAAGGCGACGATCGGATTCTGTCCTTCCGATTCTGACAAGAGCGTGAAGAAATTGAAGAATGTGATCACCCTTGAAACCGAGGGTGGTCGAGGAGTTATGGCGGAAGTTTGCCGGAGGTTATTGTCATGATCGACGTAATATACACCTTGACCAACAGAAGTAAGAGCCGGGATGATTTTGAATTGAGATATTCTCTTCGGTCGCTTGAGGTTCAGCCTTGGGTCAGGGATGTATATTGCGTCGGTCATTGCCCTGATTGGTTTCTGGGAAATCATGTTGAATGCCCCGATCCTTATAATATCAGCAAGGACGCGAACATCATAAATAAGATCATGTTGATGTGCTCCAAAAAAGAGATCTCCCAGAAGTTCGTCGTCAACAGTGATGACCAATACTTTCTCGAAGTGATTGATCCCGAAATATTGGAGAATCCACCTCTTGATCCTCCGGTCAGACGGGGAACCTATTATGGCCGGGGGAATGGGAATTCGTGGCATTCAAGGGTCGTCTCTACGGTTGATTGGTGCGCCAATAATGGATATATGGATACGATCTACGATAGCCATCGGCCCTATATGGTGGACAAGGAATTGTATATCGATGCCCTGTCCCGGGTAGCTTGGGGTTGGGGGAATGGATTCACGACACATGTCTATTTCAACATCATTGGGGCCATTCCTGGAAGAGATTCCGGGAAGACGGAAAGAATCAAAGGGCCGATGATGTTCAAGGATATCAAAAAAGTTTGTTCCGGGGCCACCTTCCTGAACCATAATGATTCCGGATTGACCCCTGATATGAGAAAATATTTACAAGAGAAATTTCCTACACCTTCAAGATGGGAGAAATAAAACATGATGCACAATATGACCCCCGAAGATCTGGGTTCGTGTTCCATATTGAACTCTGCTGTCTTCCCCTCCGGCGGTCGCATAAACATAATCCTTGACCGCAATGGGGATGGAAAGCATATTGATTCCAATGTTTATGAGGCCGGAAATCGGTATCATTTTTCTCTGACCTCCCAAGTTACAGATTGTCGCATATGGCCGGTGTCAATCAGCGGATAACAATTTGCCGAGAACCCTGGATGTTCAAATTTCGGTATCCCGGGCGCAGACGGAATTGAGAACGGATCTCTCAATCCTTTGCGTCGCATGCGAAGATCTGGGATTCCTTCCCGACGCCAGCCGGGTTCGATTTTATTCTACGATTGAATCCGTGGAGGCCGACTTCGCCCCTGGAAGTGAAGCCCATGATGCCGCATCGGCTTTCTTCGCCCAGTCCCCCCGGCCCCGTCAAATGGCCCTTGGGGAGGTCTTTCTGGAAGATCAGCCGGCAAGGCTCGTGGCCCCGGTGATTTCTGCCGCCAATCTCGCCAGCCTGAAACTGGTAACTGACGGATCAATGAAAATTGTCTATGATGACGGAACTTCCGGAGAAGAGATCCTGACGGGGATGAATTTTTCTTCCGTTACCGATGTCGACGGGATTGCCACCGTCATCAACCTGGCCTTGGGGTCCGGAAGCGATCTTGAAGCCATCGCAAAAGACCTTCCCGGAGGAACCAGCGTTCTTGTCATTCAGACAATTACCGCCGGCGATGATATTTCCGTCAATTATGCGGTCACCCATTCTGCCGGCACTTTCGTTGGAACACTCCTGGGGCTGACTGCCGCCGCCAGCGGAACTACCATGGAGGGATATTCCCCCCTTGGTATCGCCGATGAATTGACGAGCATCAAGGCCGCCGCTTCTCGGGCGGGAGAAAACATTTATGGTTGGGCGCTTGGGGCCTCCCTTCGTGAAACCGCAATCCAACAGGCCGCCGCAGAATGGGTTCTTCCCCGGACAGGAATCCTGGCCCTTACTTCCAATAGCGCCGATGCGAAGAATGTTTCCGTCACGACCGATATTGGAAGCCTTCTGATCGAAACCGGGAATAAGAGGGTCTTCCTGAATTATCATGACAATGCCCAGAGATACCCCGACGTCAGCATCTTGGCATATATGCTGAGTGTGGATTATGCCTTGAAAGATTCCACCGTTACGGCGAAATTCAAGCAGATGCCGGGAATTGAAACTGTCCCTGTCACGGAGACTGAATGGAATATTCTCCAAAATAAGGGGTACAATATCTACGCGGCGATTGGAAACAATTCCCAGACTTACCGGAATGGAAATACCATCTTTGAGGGATGGTGGCTGGATTCCGTCATCAATCTGGACAATTTTATTGAAGATCTTTCCGTCGGAGTCTTCAATGTTTTTCTCCGGAATAAGAAGATACCGTACACGAATGTCGGTCAGCTTCTTTTGACGGACGCCTGTAAGGAAATCGGGTCGAAATATACCTATAATGGAACTTTCGCAGATCGGGAAAAAGCGGATACCTCGAAGAAGTCCGGGATCTCCATCATTCCGGCGGTCCAGGTTCTCCCGACCCCGATATCTTCCATGTCAGTTGCGGATCGCGCGGCCAGGGTCGCCCCTCCGATTCAGATGATCGTCCAAGAGGCAGGGGCCATGCATACCGTTTCCATCGGCGTCGAAATAGTTCAATAAATAAGGAGGAAAAAGAAAATGAGGATAGATCTTTACGCACAAATGAACAACACCGTCATCGTCGATGGAATCCCCTTGGCCGGATTCGCCGAAGGAGATTTCATGGAAATCGACGTTGATGGAAATGCGGCCCAGAGATCTCTGGGTGGAGATGGCCCCGCAATGAACCTTTCTGTTCAGCAGGGGGGCAAAATCAGCATCAGCCTCCTTCCGACTTCCCCCGCCATCGGGGAGCTTTATGGTATCCGGAATGTGCAAGCGGTCACCCCCCGGCTTTTCACAATCGTTCTCTTGACCGGGGTAAATGAGACCATCCACGCTTCCGGGTGCGCTTTCGGGAAATTGCCTTCCTTTTCTTCCGGGGCGGATAAGATGGCGGCTCGCAAATTCGATTTTGAATGCCTCAAGGTCGAAATGGACACTTCCGCCATCGAAGCCTTGTCCAGCGGCTGGGTTGGGGGCCTGATCTAAGGGGCTACATTAACCAGACACGGGTTTAAAAGGCTGGGGCCTATAAAGGGTATAGACCCCAGCTAAACCCCCTTTAAAAATGAAATGGGAGAGTTGAGAATGGAAACAAGAACATTTAAACATGGCGACAATGAATACGCAATGCTTCTTCCTGCCCCTCGGCCGGCAATGAAACTTTGCAACCGGGTGGCTCTTCTTCTTGGGCCGGCCCTTGCTACCCTCGGAAAAGATTTGAAAGAGGGCGGACAAGACGCCCTTGGCAAGGCCCTCCTGGGTATTGACCCTGATGTGGTCGATGCCCTTTTCATGGATGCGATCAAGGAGGCGAAGGTTCAATATGGATCGATGAACCTTGCCGACCCCATCCTGTTCACAAAACACTTCGACACGAATCGGGGAGATATTTATCCCGTTTGTGTTTGGTGCCTGTTTGAATGTGTAAAGGATTTTTTTCCGCAGCTCGGGGCCTTCGCCCAGGTGGCGAAAGTAGCGGCGGAGAAGGCATTTCAGTCCCCGCAGGATGGGAAATAGATTGGTGGATAGGGAGACCAGTCTGGGAAGGAATGTGCCAATGGCCCCAGCTCAATTCTAATGACATGACAATTATCGACCTGATTGAAATGCATCGGGCGTTAAATTTAAGAGAATATTTCGAGGCCGAAGGAATAAAGAGGGAGAAAGCGAAGCATGCCAACAGTCATCGATGAACTTGTAACTCTCCTCAAAATAGAAATGAAGCCCGGGACAAAGGCGATGGTGGATTCCTTTTCTCAGGGCCTTGATAAAGTTACAAGAATGGCCGCTGTTGCCGGGACTGCAATCACCGCAACGGCGGCTTCTATTCTTTATTTTCTTCAAAGAACGAATGAATCGGCCGGGGAACTTGCGAAATTTTCCCAGATAACGGGAATGGCCACCGATAAGCTCCAAGGCCTTATGTATGGCATGGATAAGGTCGGCGGGAACTCGGATGCCTTGATGGGGGATATCAAGGGGCTTGTCAATTCAATGTCCAGCCCTATTCCCGGCGAATTCAACCAAGCCCTTTTCATGTTGGGGGTCTCCGCCCATAAGGCCGGGGGCGGGTTAAAATCAGCGGACGAGATGTTGATCAGTATCGCCGGGCGATTTGAGGGGATGTCCAAACAAAGACAAATGCAATGGGCCTCCCGGATCGGACTCAGCGATGATACCCTTCTCCTTCTTCAACAGGGCAAGGAGGGTATTCGGGCTTTGATGCAAGAGGCGGCGGACATTCCCACCATCGTTGATGAACAGGCATTGAAGAACGCACGGGAATTTACCATACAGATGAATCTTATGGGAAGAACAGTAAAATATCTTTCCCAGACAGCCGCCTCCGCCGCTGGTCCTATCCTGAAACAAATTGTCAAGGAATCGAATGAATGGTTGAAGGCAAACCGGGAATTAATTCAATCCGGGATCAGGGATTTTGTTGATGGAATAACGGATGGGTTTCATAAATTTTGGTTTATTCTTCAAACAATAAAGGACAAGGTTCTTGAATTTCTTCCTTCAATGGATGGCCTTGCAGAAAAACTTGATCTTGTCCACTTGACCTCATCTTCTCTTCTGGTTGGTCTATTTCTCTTGATCGGAGCCATTGCGATCTTGATGTGGGAGTGGGTTGCCCTTGGCATCGCCATTGCCGCCGTTATTTTGATTGTCGACGATATAACCACATATTTTGAAGGTGGGACCAGCATCATCGGGGAATTGATTAATAAGGTCAAAGAGCTCGCAAAGGCATTTGCGGAGAAATACCCGAATATCACAAGACTCGTTCTTCTCTTGTGGGATGCCCTCAAAAAATTGGGATCATTTACCCTGGATGCCCTTGTTAATGCCTTCAAAGATATGTTCAAGTTCGCTTACGATACATGGAATATTATCGAGAAGATTGGAGGATGGCTGTTGAAAATGGCCGATCAAAGTCTCGGGGGATTCTTCGGGCTTTATGACGCGTATCAAATGGGGCAAGGCGGAGGAGGATTAAAAGCCGGGCCGTATCTGCCTTCTGGCGGAGGGAACAATAGTACGACAAATAACAGTTCCGTTATTCACCAGAACATAACGGGAAGCAATCCGGTGGCAATCGCGGATGAAGTAGTACGGCAATCCTCCGGGGCTTTTTATTCCTATCCCGGTGGGCTCGCCCCAATGGCCCAGTAAAGGAAATAAAGAATGACAATCGGTCTCCCCAATTATAGTCCGTATGAAACAAAATTGAAGAGTCTCCCTTCCGCTTTGATCGGAGGGGATATTGTCGCGATTTTGATTCGACAAAAAATGCTGACGAAAGCCAAGGAGAAAGCAAAAAATAAACTTGCGCCCGAGTCTTCCGCATCGATCAATAATCCGTCTACCTTTATCGCAGGTATCCCGGTGACGGTTATTCAGCAGGAGGCATATTCTTATTCCTCTGAAGTAACGAGATACCCCGTTGAATCCGGGGCCATAATCAGTGATCATATTATTCTTGATCCGATCCGGATTGACATTTCTTTTGAAACAAGCAACATGACAAAGGAAGATGCAAAGAATACTTTGGAGATGATAGAGGTGGCCAGGCTTTTGAGACAGCCGGTTGATTTACTTACCACTTTCAAAAAAATCTCCAATATGGTAATCAGTAATTTCTCCGGAAATAATTCCATCCCGGAATGGGGTGTTTTAAAGGGAAGGTTAAGCTTTGTCCAAATTGGAGTTGGAATAATTCAATTGAAGCCCTATACTGGAGAAAAATTGATTCCTCAGAAACAAACTGGTGGGCCGGATGCATCGAAAAGTGCGGTCACCCCTTCTACCCCAGGAGTGGTGAAGCCTAAAAGTTCAACTCTCTCAAATCTTTTTGGAATAAAAAAATGACCGATGTTCAATATATCGATCTGACCGCCGACCCTGGTTCTCCTTTCACTGTTCCTTTAGAGAATGTAGTGGTCATTATGATTCCGAAATATAATTACTCTGCGAAGTGCTGGACTCTGGATATTTACGATACCCAGAATGACCCGTTGATATTGGGATTGATGTTGATCCCAAACATTGATATTTTGATTCCATACCCTTCAATCAAGGAATTGATCGGTTCTCTTGTTCTGGTTGAATTGAATGCGGGGGATTATATGGATTCCGAATCACTTGGAATAAAAACAAAACTTCTTTGGTTTCGTCCTGGGGCGGAGATCATTTTATCATGAGTGTTGCTTTCCCATATTTGAGAAGAGTGAAACTTCTTATCGGTCCTCTGGAAGAATGGAGGGGCGGTGGAGATGCCCGGCAAGCCATTACCCTTGAAGGGGATGGGACACAAAATGGATTCAGAATCAAATTCAATATAACCAAGCATTGCATATCGACAGCAAGTCCCAGTAGCATTCAAATTTATAACTTGAGCCGGGGATTGCGGAATTCTTTGCAAAAGGCGGGGGCGCAGATCGCCCTCTTTGTCGGATGGGATAATATAGACTATTCTCTTCTATTTACAGGCAGTCTTCTTAATTCCTATAGTGCAAGGCAAGGGGCGGATATCATCACCACCCTCCTTTCAAATCCGGCCTTTGGTGGAATGAGCAAAACGATTATAAGTAAGACCTTTGCGGGTGGGACCGACGTCAAAACCATCGTTCTTGATTTGGCAAAAAGCATTCCGGGGGTCATCGTTGATCCCAAAAATATACAAATTGAAAACAATGCCACCTTGGGAAATCAGGGGCTAAGCATGTGTGCCCCGACCAACTCCTTATTAGATTCGATCTCCCGGGTACATGGGTTTAGCTGGCATGTCGATAATGGGGTTTTTTATGCGGTGACCGACGGAAAGCCCTTGTCTTCTTCTGGCAGGGTTTTGATCGATCCACAAAATTTACTTCAGGCGGAACCCATGTTGGCATCGCCCATGCAAGTAAGGGCGGGGGTTTCGATCTCCTGTATGTTGAATCCCAATATTGTTCCGAATGGGGTCGTTAGCCTCCAAACGGCATTGAATGAAAATATTAACGGAGATTATGTCGTTCACAACCTTTCACATAGCGGAGATACCCACGGTCAATCCTGGGAAAGCCGCATAGAATCATGGATTGTAATGTAATGGATCTTCAATCAATACCACAAGACGTTCAGATAAGAGAAACAATCGACCGGGCAATGATGCGGGTAAATACTTGCATCCCCGGCATCATCGATTCTTTTGATTCCGGGAAGCAAACGGCAACCGTGATTCCCGCAATCAGGATGAAAACATATATCAATGAAACTGTTGAATATGTGGAGATGCCCCCTCTTGTTGAAGTTCCAATTGTTTTTCCATTTGCAACGACCAAGGGCTTCGCGCTTACTCTTCCGATATCGAAAGGGGATTCCTGTCTTCTTGTTTTCTCCCAAAGATGCATTGAAAACTGGCATTCCCATGGAGGAATTCAAAACCCGGAGGATGGGGTCGGAAGTCGCCACCATGATTTGACAGATGCTTTTGCGATCATGGCCCCGGCATCCCTGCCTGATGCTTTGGGGAGCTGGGAAGCAAATGGAATTGAAATCAGAAATAAAGAGAAAACTTCTCGGATAACCTTAAAAGAAGAAGAAATCAGTTTACAAGTGGCGGGAACAATTCTTTTGATCAATTCTTCTGGAATGCATTTGACGGGAAGCTTTGATGCCTCTGTGAATGTAAGTGATGCCAAGGGTTCAATGGAAGAAATGAGAGGAGTTTATAATGATCACACTCAACCTGTTTCTGGTGGAACCGCGCAGGCTCCTTCGGGGAAAATGGAATAAAATATGACTTTCACATGGAAGTTAAATGGCAATCATGACATCTCCATCAAAGACGGAAAGATCATCATCGTTTTTGGGGCGGAAGAAGTAAAGCAAAGAATCCTTGTCGCTTTGAAGCATTTCTACGCTGAATATTTTTTGGATGTCACGAAAGGGGTTCCATGGTATGAAGCTATTCTTGGTTCCAAAGACACAAAGAATGCAGAATTGATTTTGAGGAGAGCCATTCTTGATGTTCCTGGGGTGATTGGAATAACTTTTTTTTCAATGGCCTTCACAAATGCATCAAGGGAAATGAAAATATACCTTTCGGCCGAAGTCCAGTCCGGGGAAAATGCCGAAATTATCAACCTTCAATACCCGCAGGAAGGATAAGACATTATGACTGATTATGGTGTAACAAATGAGGGGTTCGTTCTCAAAAGACTTGCGGATATAAAGGCGGATACCATCACTGCACTTTCCACGGTGATAGACCCTGAATCCGGGGAGGCTTTGACTCCTGACTTGACTGATGAAGATGATCCTCTTATTCAGGCGGTCAATGCTATTTGCGATGAATTGTCCGTTGCATGGGAAAATTTACAATTGGCATTCAATCAATTTGACCCCTTGAAAGCAACAGGGGCAGGCCTTTCAGGGACAGTTCAGTTAAATGGCCTGAGGAGAACGGCGGGGAGCTATAGTGTCACTACGGTTACTTTGACCGGGACTCCTGGGGTTTCTCTGGTCTCCGGGAAACAAATAACCGACTCGGCAAATACTCATGTTTGGACTTTGCCGGCGGCAGTTATCGGGATTGGAGGAACAGTCTCCGTTCTTGCCACCTGTACGGAGAAAGGCCCATTTGCCGCATTGGCTGGAACCCTGACCAAGATTCTGACCCCGGTTAGCGGCTGGAGCGCAGTGACAAATTCTTCCCCTGCAGTCATCGGGTCTTACGAAGAGACGGATACGGAGTTGAGAATACGCCAGCAGGCAAGTACCTCCAATACCGGATTCACAGCGGTCGAAGCCATTGCCTCCGGAGTTCTTTCTCTTCCCGAAGTTGATTTTTGTAAGGTTTATCAAAATGTGACCCTGACGACCGACGCGAGAGGGATTCCCGCAAAAACAATCGCCCCCGTCGTGATCGGTGGAAACAACGCGGATATTGCCGATATCATGTTTCAAAAAATTGCCGGAGGTGGATGCGATACCCACGGAGATATCGAGATCCCCAAATATGACAGTCTCGGGGTAGAATATATCATGCGGTTTTCTCGCCCCACCGGAATTCCAGTTTATGTTGAAATTGATATCACCGTGGTAAATGAATCCACCTACCCCTCCAATGCCCCCGCGGAAATTATCTCCGCGATTGTGAACTGGGCGACTTTGGGGGCATACCCATTGGGGATAACTTCCGGATATGACCAGAATGGATATAATCCAGGGCAATCCGTCTATGCTTCCGAACTATATGTTCCCGCGAATAGCGTGCCCGGGTTCAAAATAAACTCCATCACGGTAAGTATGGATGATTCGACTTTACAGGATGAATCAACCCCTTCTGACGGTTCTCAGGTGACAATTGAATGGAATGAAATTGCTTCTTTTGCTTCCGAGCGCATTATTATCACGGAGAACTAAAATATGGCCTTTGATAAAATTCAAATAACAAATCCGGATATGATGGCCAGGGCCTTTACTCGCCTTTTACTTCAATTTAGACAATCGCCAATTTTGATTGATATCCTTAACGCCCTATCTTCTGAAATTCAGGTGTTAAGCGATGTAACGATGGATGTTATAAGGAAGAGAGGGCCTGCCGATGCCCAAGGGGCAAATCTGGATGCTATCGGGAGAATTGTTGGCCAGATCCGGACCCTTGAAGATTTTAATTTCTTATCTTGGTTCACCCCGGATGAAAACAATCAAGGGTGGAATAGTGCGCCCGTCTGGGTTAAGAATGCTCCGCAGGCCGGGGATTATATCGCAGATGATACTTGGTTTCGTCAATTGATCCAATCCAAGGTGACGAGAAATTTTGTGAAATACGCTTCTATTCCTGAATTGATTGACTTTGTATATCAGGCATTCGGCATTCAATGCGGTTTTGTCCGGATTGACACAATGACAATCAATGTTGTTGTCCCCATAGGGACAAGCCTGAATATCAAACATATGCTTTCGAATTATGGGGATGTGGCGAACGCGGAAAGAGTTTATTTTGTTCCCGTTGCCGCTGGAGTTCAAATTTCCGATGTAGTAGAATTATCCGAAGTCGACAGTATCCTTCTGGATGAAAATGGAGATGCAATATTAGATGAGAATGGAAATGCAATTCTTTAAACTGGAGGAACAAAATGGGAAATAGAAATATAACGATTGGGGCGGTTTGGGCGGATGGGGCGGCGGATGTTCCCCCCAATCCTATTGCGGAAGTCACTTACAAGGATTCTGGATTATCCATTGCGGAAATCCATGAAGCTTTCGCATATAAGAAAATTGCCGATGGCTCTCGAATAAACGAGATTCTTTATCGGGCAACCGGCCTTCTCCTCCTCCTGGAACAAAATGGAGTTCTTCCATGGAGCGAGCTGACCACATATCCCAGCGGGGGGAGATGCCTTGGGAGCGATGGCAAGCTCTACCGATCCAAGGCGGCAGGGAATCTTAATCACAATCCCATTTCTACAAGTGGATATTGGGACGAAGAAGATCTACTTTCCCACATTGCTCTGACCTCCGGGGTTCATGGGGCGACCCCTACCCCGGCTCAAGACAAAATTGCGATGTGGGATGTGAATCGTCGGTTGAAAGCCCAGCCAGGGGCTACCGATTTGGATGTCGTCACGATGGCCCAATTTGCGGGAACAAAAGCCACCAATGGCATCTTGAATTTGCCGAATGGCTGGAAAATGCAAATTGCGACAGTGGCTCCGATACTTCGGAATATCTCATATGACTTTGGCAATATCCTTTACCCCGAGCCTTTTCCGACCGCCTGCCTGATCGCAATTCCCGTTCTTGATACAAGGGACACCTGCAATTTGACCGAGGCTGGTCTGGCCATCGATTTTTCCCTTTCGACCAAATCCTATTGCCGATTATATGGGACCACGTCTAACACGGAAAATATTCAACGGACCTATGGGGCCAAGATTTTCGCATTCGGTTATTGACCATGTAGATTCCCTATCCTTTATATACACCAGAATTTTGAGAAAACCCGGGGCTTCGGCTTCCGGGTTTTTTATTGCCTTGAAATCATTAGAAAATATATTTTTCATATTTTTCACTTTTTTCTTGATTTTTAGTTTTGATGAGGTTATATTGAATTCAGATTGAATGTGGAACGAACCTAAAACAAAAGGAAAATGGGAGAAGCAAAATGAAGATCACTGAATCAGAAGGCGAAGGGGCAAAAATATTCGCGATAACCGAAGCAATGATTCTGTGGGACGAACTTGCCAGAACGGGCTCGGCCTCTAAACCAGCGACAATAAGGGAATTGCATCAAAAAGGGAAGCTCCTTTTTGATCATTATAAAAATTGTTGTCCCCTTTGCGAATCATTCCGAAATGATGGATGCAAAAATTGTCCTTGGCCGGGATTGGGTCAAACCAGATGCGAAAGATTCAATGATTCACTTGGCTGGAATGATTGGCTTTTTGAAATCATAGGCGCTTGTCCCCGAAAAACTATCTTACGGCGGTGCGCCCGACAACTTTTTAAATCATTGTGTCGAATGGCCCTTGATAGAAAGGCAAAATGAAATGAAAACAACCATGAATTCAAAAAAAGAAGCTATCCTGAATATGATCAATGTGGCGAAGGCAAATCCCGATCTTGATTCTGCCCATCCGGACTTTAAAAGATACATTCGTATAGATGAATTTTTATATATGGTTTGTGATGAAAATGGACTTGATATTGATTTGGATGAAGGCGAAAAATTGATCCAGGAATTGGGATATGCTTTGGTTTCAAGGCCTGAAATTACATTCGATGGGGAACCTACAATTTGTGATCAGAATGTTTGCCATATTGATATTTATTCAAAATAAAAAGGACGAAACGGGGGGCTTTGATCCTGCCCCCCGTCGCCAATTATAAGATTGGCCTGATGAGTCCCTTTAACCCAATGGAAAGGAAGCGAAAAATGAAAGCCGTGATAGATGAAATATTTTTTATAGAGGCTTTAAAGCCCACCCGGGTCATTTTTCAATCACTTGCGACTGGGGATAGGCTTTGCAATCCCAGCGGGCAAGTTCGGACATTTAACAGCTTTTCGGAAGCAGATGATTATTTGAAAACCATAAAAGTTGTTTTGGGAATCCAGGTTTATGAAGCATTATCGATTTCACCCAATGGAAAGGAAGCGGAAAAATGAAAGCCTGCCGATGCGGTGAACCTATCTATGGAAAAGAAGCCCTCTGCCCCACTTGCATTGAAGAAAAGATGGCCAGGAAAAGACGAATTTATAAGGCCTTCCGAAAAGCCCGGCATGATGCGATGCTGGCCTTCAAGCCATCAATCAGGATTATCGATGGAAAGGTGGAGGTGCAATATGCCGGAAGAATTTAACCGGGCAAAGGAAATCCAGAAGGCGATCATCATTTTCGGAATTTTGGCAATTCTTATCATTATCGTGATGACCTTTTAAAAAAGGAGAACAAAATGTCCAATCCTATTCGCAATTTCACCGGAGTGAAAAGTGGAAAATTGACCGCTATTAAAATGTTGCCCGGGAGAGGTCCGACTGGTTTGCCTATGTGGAGATGCCGCTGTGATTGTGGCCGATTGATTTCGGTCTCTTCATTTAGTTTGGCAAGAGGCAAAAATTTATCATGCGGGCAAAAGGAATGTCACACCTCTATTACAACAGACTCTGTTGCTATGGGCAGGGGTATACCAAAAACTATATCTAAAAAAATACTCGCTCTGAAAGAAATTGGTTTTATTGTATCGGCTGAATGTAGAGAAATTTTAGGAATGGCAAAGGGTTCTTTCGTGAAAATATCCGAAGACCCAAACATAGATAAAATAATACTCCCCATACCCCGGAATAATGGAAATGGGATTCAAAATATCATAATGTACAAAAAAGAAGATATCTTGGCATTTGCAAAAAATAAAACCGCGTCACTGAAAATCAAAAATGTCTCTGCCAAGAAACCATTTCAGATGACCTGTGAAAAAGATCTAATGAATTATATCCAAGGCGTTGAAATAAAATTTGAGCGCCTTTCTAAAAATGTCGAACTTCTTCAAAAAAGAATGGCGGAAATATGCAAAATGGTCCAGGAGGATATTTCAATTTATAGTGATGAACAAAAAAACAAACGAAGAGTTTAGAAGAATAATTCAAGGTAAGATAAATATCCTTAACGAATTCAAGGCGCAATTCGATTAATAATGCATCCAAAAAGGAGAATGAAAATGAACATAGACCAGTCCATCGACAAAAAAATCAACGAAAGAATCGACCAGCTCCTTCGGAATCGGCTCCTTGCTACCCAGTCCTATGTTTTGGGTCAGATCGCTGTCCACCGGCAAGCCCATCATCCAATGCACGTGCCGACCTCCCCGGCCGAGAAGACATCCTTTGAGGATATTGAAACCCTCAAGAAGCAGGTCAAAAAGCTGTTTGCGCTGACCAGTCCTCGAACGGAAGACAATACAATTCTTAAAAATCCGACTTTTTCACGGATCGATCTTCTCCGGCTATGCCTTTCCAGCGTTCGGACCCATATGCTGACCATGAACGGCACCCCGGATTATATCGAAGGGTTGCGGATGATCAAAAAAACTTTGGCGGACCTTCAAGTGGATTGGGAGATTAAATAAAATGAAATGCAAGGGAAATTGTTTCCACTGGGATAACAATATCGGAATGATGCCCTACTCCACCGAAGAAAATGGCTGGCGGAGATGTGGGGTCGGGAATATAATCAAATCCGAGACGGAAGTCTGCTGGCAACGGAAAAGCCCCGAGCTCATGGCCAAGATGGAAACCCGGCATCGGCGGCATAGAAGGCGGAGACGGACCTGATGGCCTCTATCATTCAGGATGGAAAAGAAATTGAGATTGATCGACGATATAGTGTTTGCGGGCATTGCCCCCACTATCATCATGACAATATAACTTGGAATAAACCCTGCTTAAAAGGAATCGTGACCAATGCAATCAAATATCGCCCTGAATGTGAATATGGAGAGTGCCCGGAGAAGGTCTAGATCCAAAGAAGACGCCGCTCGTCAATCCCAGATTATCCGAGACAGAGACGGCGTCGCGATAGAATATAAAAATTATGAGAAGATGATCCAGAAAATCTGTTGGTCATTTTTTCTCCACTGTCAAGCAAATGAATATATGCGGGTTGACTTTGATGATTTGATCTCCGAGGCAAACCTGGCTTTTGTCGATGCCCTCCGCAGATATAATCCGGAGAAGGTTAAATTCATCACCTTTCTCCATATCCATGTCAATAATATGTTGAAAAATTTCCTTCGGAGTCAGACGGTCAAGAAGCGGCTTTCCATCCAGGTCGAATTGTCGGAAGACCTGGCCCATCATGAAGGGGTAGAAGATCGCTGTATTTTTA